GTCCAACACAAGAAGCCTTTATGATGTATTTAAGCCTAGTTGGAACAGAAGAATGAAAAAACCCGCATGGTCACATAGCTCTCTCAAAGATTTTGAGGGGTGCCAACGCCGATACCATGAGATCAAGGTCTTGAAGAACTATCCGTTCGTAGAGACTGATGCCACACGCTATGGGAACGTAGTGCATGAAGCGCTCGAACTCTATGTGAAAGAAGGTAAGCCGTTGCCCCCACAGTTTGAACAGTTTCAACCAACGATGGATGCGTTGCTCAAAAAGGAAGGGCGCAAGCTCGCTGAGTATGAGATGGCGCTCACCATTGACTTGAAACCAACAACGTGGAAAGCAAGTGACGTGTGGGTGCGGGGTATAGCTGACTTGCTAATTGTTGACGATGACAACTTAACCGCGTGGGTTGCTGACTACAAAACTGGCAACAACAAGTATCCTGATAGAGATCAGTTGGTGCTCATGTCTATCATGGTGTTTGTGCATTTCCCCCATATTAGGAAGGTCAACTCTGCATTGCTTTTCTTGGTCAAGAATGATATGGTGAGAATGTCCATGACGCACGATCAAGCGGAGAAATATTGGTGGGACTATCGTGAGAGATACGCTCGCCTTGCGGCTTCGTTTGACAACGACGTGTGGAATCCCAACCAAACGCCCTTGTGCGGATGGTGTCCTGTGAAAACGTGTGAGTTTAATCCCAAACATTAGGAGGCGCTATGCCGTACAAAAACAAAGCCGATCGAGACTTCAAACATGAATACAAAAACTATGACGGCAAGCCTGCCGTTAAAAAGAAGCGAGCCGCGCGCAACAAAGCAAGGGCTATTTTGGAGAAGGAAGGAGTTGTCCACAAAGGAGATGGTAAAGATGTTGACCACAAGAAACCTCTCTCCAAAGGCGGAGCTACTGTTCGAGGCAATCTTAGAGCCACAAGCGCGCATGCTAACCGATCCTACCCAAGAAAGTCTGACCACACTCCCAAGTGAACGCTTGGTAGATATGTGGGAGTGTCGGTTTGGCAACAACTGGATCGACCTCGACACGATAGTTGATGATCCTTTCTTCTCGGCAATAGCGATAAGACTACGAGCGGAAGGAGAACTGGAGGCGCACTATCTCACCGATAGATCGCGCTTGATGTGCAGAAAACCAAAAGAGGAGTAAGTATGGGTAAATTTACAGATGCATTTAGGTGGACGGATCCTAGATCTATTTATGATATTGAGAAGTGGGAAGAAGTAAAAACCAAACCCGATGGAATAATACGAATGCAAGGTTTTAATTTTGATCCAAACACAAAAGAAGCATACATGATACCGCTGAGTCGTTTGATAGATATGTGGCAAGCACTGTTTGGAGATCGTTGGCTATCAACGCAAGGTAATCCCGAATTTAAAGATCGTTTTTGGGCAGATGCATGCGACAGGCTTACTCACAATGGTAAGTTTGAAATACAAGGGGATTGGTTTAGATTGAAGGAAGATGTATGCAAATCGTAGAAAACAAAGCGCTACTGTTTCGCACGCGTAACCCCGACAAGTACAGTATCATCCCAAAGCATAAAGTGTTTGAGGTTGAAGATGGCTACGAAGTAGCGGTGTATTGGGGACTTGATGAGTGTAGGGTGCTGAAGAACTTAGGTGTCAAAGATGTACCTTCGCCGATCACCAAGCGCTATACGTGGCCGGGCAAGTATTTGCCAATGGCTCACCAAATAGAAACGGCATCGTTCTTCACGTTTCATCGCAGAGCATTCTGTTTCAACGACCCCGGAACGGGCAAGACGCTCAGCGCATTGTGGGCGGCTGACTATCTCATGAATCGTGGTGAAGTCAAACGCGTATTGATCCTGTGTCCTTTGTCCATCATGCACAGTGCGTGGATGGGAGACATCAATCGTAGCGTCATACATCGTTCTGCCGTTGTCGCGCACCATGCGCAGGCCGCACGGCGCATCGAGATGATTCAGCAAAACTATGAGATCGTCATCACCAACTATGATGGGTTGAATTTGATTGCGAATGAGATTGTGAATGATGGGCGCTTTGATCTGGTCATTGTGGATGAGGCCAACGCATACAAGAACCCATCAACGAGGCGATGGAAAGCGCTTGCATCCATCATACGGCCTGAGACATATCTGTGGATGATGACAGGCACACCCGCCTCACAATCTCCTGTGGATGCGTATGGCTTGGCCAAACTTGTGAACCCAACAGGTGTGCCCAAATTTCAGACGGCATGGCGCGACAAGGTGATGAACAAGCTCAGCATGTTCAAGTGGGCACCAAAACCCAACGCCAAAGAGTTAGTGCACGAGGCACTTCAACCTGCAATACGTTTCACAAAAGATCAATGCCTTGATCTGCCTCCTGTGGTAACAGTGACGCGTGAGGTGCCAATGACACCGCAACAGACCAAGTACTACAAACTTCTCAAAGAGCAGATGATGGTGCGCGCATCAGGGGAAACCATTAGTGCGGTCAATGCGGGTGTGGCAGTAAGCAAACTCCTGCAAATAAGTTGTGGAGCGGCATATACAGATGACAAAGAAGTTGTCGAGTTCGATGCATCCCCACGCCTACGCGTGCTTGATGAGATACTGGAGGAGACAAGCCGTAAGGTCATCATCTTCGCCATGTTCAGGTCAAGCATTGACTCCATCGTCAAACATTTATCAGGGAACGGTCATGCCGTAGGGCAAATCCACGGCGACGTGACGGCGAGCAAGCGTGGCCAAATCATCAACGATTTTCAAACCACTGACAAAATCAAAGTCTTGGTGCTCCAACCGCAAGCAACAGCGCATGGCATCACTTTGACTGCGGCGGACACAGTTGTGTTTTTTGGGCCATTGATGAGCGTAGAAATGTACACGCAATGTATTGCGCGGGCAGATCGCAAAGGACAAGACTCTGACAAAGTGACTGTGGTACACATTGAGTCAAGCCCGATTGAAAAGAAATTATTCAAGGCCATGAATACTAAAGTTAATGACCACGCGTTATTGGTTGGTATGTTCAGTAGTGAAGTAAAAAATATTTAAGAAAGGAGTTGCGCATGTAAAAATTTATTGTATGATGTTAAACCTTAGACAAAAACAAAAGGAGAAGTAAATGTTAGATATTGATGATGAAGAAGAAACGAAGGTTGAAGAACCTTCAAATGAGATGGCCGACATTCCCATGGATAAGTTGGCAAAGGTCTATCGCAAGATGGCCGCGCGCATTCAAGAGTTGACGCAAGCATACGAGAACGAAGTTGAGGTCATCAAAGCCCAACAAGACCAAGTTAAGATTGCGCTCAAAGATAAGATGCTCGCATTAGGCATGTCCTCTGTTCGCACAGATCAAGGCACAGTAGTGTTGTCCACAAAGACACGCTATAACACACAAGACTGGGACGCATTCAAAGAATTCGTTATTGAAAACCAAGCCGTTGACTTGTTAGAAAAGCGCATAGCGCAAGGAAACATGGCAACGTTCTTGGAAGAGAACCCCAGTAAGTTACCCCCCGGATTGAACTCAGTAACTGAGTACAACATTTCTGTTCGTAAACCCACAAAATAATTGGAGAGTCGTATGACCAATGTAGTTTTATTTAATCCTTCGCAAGTACCAGAGTTTGCCAAGAACCGCAAAGAGTTGTCTGCCGTTGCCAAAGCCCTAGCGGGTGGCGGTAATGTAGGTGGCGGTAAGCGCATCTCAATCAAAGGCGGTGTGTTTCGCTTGAACAGTGCTGGTAAAGAAGTTGCCGCAATTGAAGACAGACACCTCGATGTTGTGATCGTGAACGCCGCCGCTAAAGTTGGCCGTCAGTTCTACATGAAGTCTTATGATGGCGAGGCATCCTCTCCTGACTGCGCATCGAACGATGGTGAAGTGCCAATGCCCGATGTGCCTAACAAACAAAGCGAAACATGCAGAGACTGCCCCAAAAACATTGCGGGATCAGGCCAAGGCACTAGCCGTGCATGCCGTTATCAACACCGCCTTGCAGTTGTGTTGGCCAATGATATTGAAGGTGACGTGATGCAGTTGGCATTGCCCGCTACATCTATCTTTGGTAAAGAAGACGGAGACAAACGCCCACTACAAGCTTACGCACGTTGGTTGGCCGCGCAGAACATTGACCCCTCTGAGGTTGTGACGCGCATGAAGTTTGATACAAAGTCAGAGTCACCCAAGTTGTTCTTCCATGCAATGCGTTGGCTAACAGATGACGAGCATCCCATCGCTGTGAAACAAGGCAAGACTGATGATGCGATCAAAGCAATCACAATGACTGTGGCCAAGATCGACAATGTTGCGCCAGTAGCTGAGCCTATCAATATCCCCGGCAAGAAGCCTAAGAAAGTTGAGGCTCCTGTGGCGCAAGAGGATGAGGAGCCCGTGGTGCGCAAAGAAGAGAAGAAGCCGAGTGCCGTGCCCAAGGCCAAAGCCGCCCTTGCTGATATGGTTGATGATTGGGACGACGAGTAATGGCGTACTCTCCACAGGTGATTGAGAGCGTGAAGGTCGCACCGAAGACGTTGGGCAACCAACTCGGTCGGTGGGCCGTCCATCTCGACTTCCCTGTCACCAAGATTGCCAAGGCGACTGGTGCTACGCGCCAGTCTGTCTACAATTGGTTTGGTGGTGGAGAAGTGTTCGTTGCTTACCGCCCATCGGTTCAAGCGCTTATTAAAATATTGCAGTCGTCCCCCAATGCGGACGTTGCTTGGAGAGCAGCATGCAAGGCATTCAACCTAGAAACCTGACGAATACAGAACTTATCCGTACTTGCGCTTATTACTTGGACGGGTATCCCAACACGATGCCTGTTGAGTATCAGCAAGAGTTATTGAGACGCTTCACGGCGCTTCATCCTGAAGACAAGTTTCCTCCCAAAGACCCCGCTCAGCTAGAACTTTTCTGAACCAAGGATACACATGACTCCGCTTGAATTTCTAGCGGTGGTTTTGCCGTCCGCAGGTTTGGGAAAATACTGCGTGGTAGAACTCAACCACAAACAACACGTATACGCTGATACGTTGGAGGAACTGCAACCACAGATCGACGAGTGGAACAACTTTAAGTACGACATTTTCTTTGCCGTTGCTACGTTTAAAAGCACACGCAAAGCAGATGAAGCGGAGTATGTAAAGTCGTTCTTCGTTGATCTTGATGGTTACGATACCAAGAAAGATGCGGCACTGGCGCTAGATGCTTTCTTGCAAAAAACTGGCCTTGATGTCATAGGGCGGCCTTGGATTGTTAGTTCAGGCGGTGGGCTCCATTGCTACTGGCCACTCACCGATGCCATACCTGTGGGTATTTGGAAACCTATTGCTGAGAATCTAAAGCGGTTGGCGGCGCAGGAGAGTTTCAAGATCGACATGACTGTCACTGCTGACAGCGCACGCATTCTGCGTGTGCCCGGTACACACAATCACAAGAAAAAGTATGCTCTCCCACGTCCGGTCAAGATCATGACAGAGGGCGACTTGTTCAATCTTGCAGACTTTTCCAAAGTTATTTATGAGAAGACGCAAGCGCCCATTTCAGTTTCGCCCGTTTCACACAACGCATCGGTGCTCCCGGGGCAGAGGCCAAAAAGTTCTACGGCCAGTCAGGTTAAGCTAATCCAAGATAGTTTCACGTTATTTTCAAGTTTTGAGGATGAGTGTGGGCAGGTTCAGGACTACATTAAAACGGCGCAAGAAGACGGCAAAGAACCGATTTGGCGCGGTCTTTTATCATGGGCAAAGGTATGCGCTGACGGCGATGAAAAAGCCGTCTGGTTGAGCGATATGCACCCTTATCCGCACGAGCGGATGCACCAGAAGTTAGCGGAGATCAAAGGCCCATACGCGTGCATCAAGATGGACAGTGAAAACCCCGGCATCTGCACAAAATGTAAGCACTGGGGAAAAATTACAAACCCGTTAATATTGGGTAGAGAGATTAAGACGGACAACACTGAGAAACAAATTCTTCTAAAACCCGTGGCAATGGTGGACTTTGACGAGTCAGAACTTGACGTTGAAGAATCCTACGAACCCGAAGAAGACGGCTTGCCCCTAGCGCCAAGCGTCACACGCCCTGAACCCCCACGAGGATATAGTTACGGCGAGCATGGTGGCATTTACTGCACGCGCTCCGAGGAAGACGAAACCACAGGCAAAAAGACCAAAAAAAACATTCAACTACTTGACTACGATTTCTTTGTTGTTGATTTGTTAAAGACTGAGACAGAGCATTTAGTGCACATGGCCGCATGCCGACCCGATGGCGTGGAGACTTTAAACTTCCCACAAAAATCCATTGTCAGCAATGTCGAGACTTTGAAGTGGTTGGCCGCCGAGAACATCGTGTCCACGTTTGCGGGCTACGACAAAACTTTATACGAATACGTTAGTGCTTGCGTGCGCCAAGCATCAAGAACCAAGAAACCCATCGTTGTGCCCTACCAATGTGGGTGGCAAGCAGACAACTCGTTCGTATACAACAACCGCGTGTTCA